GTAAGTAATGCTATTACTATAGACGCTAATTCAGTATTGAAGTTTGTTGGTTCAGTAGATGCAAACGATACATTTGTGGTTGCAGAAAATGTCACGTTCTATGACGATGGAACTAATAAAACATACGCAGACAATTTAACAGATGATGCATAAGGTAGATTATGAAAAATGGAAAAACAGTAGACTCGAAGCTAAACGACTTGCTCGATATTAACACTTCTCTAAAGAAAGAAACCAAAGCGGTTCCTATGATTAAACCTGAGAGAACTCAGAACATAGAGACTGACTATAAGTATGCAAGAGAACACCTCTATGACCTCATAGAACGTGGTCAGGACGCAATAGACGGTATCCTAGACCTATCTAAGGAGACAGAACACCCTCGTGCATATGAAGTCGCAGGGCAGTTAATTAAGACTGTAAGCGAGACTGCAGAGAAACTAATAGACCTTCAACAGAAAATGAAGACATTAGAAAAAGATGATAATGTTGCTAAGACACAACACAATCATCTTTATGTTGGGTCAACTAGTGAATTGCAAAAATACTTGAAGAAAAATAAACATGGTACAAGCGAAGAATGAAGGTTATCTAGGCAACACGCAAATTAAACGTGTTGGTGTAGAGACCCAATATACAGAAGAGGAACTGGCAGAATACTTAAAGTGTTCTCAAGACCCTTGTCATTTTATTGAACAGTATACACAGATTATATCTCTAGACGAAGGTATGGTTCCATTTAAACTACGTGGATACCAAGACAAGCTAATTCAACATTATGATAGTAATAGATTCAGTGTGGTTCTTGCAAGTAGGCAGAGTGGTAAATCAATTACTTCTTGTGCATACTTATTGTGGTTCTTGTTATTTCACCCCGAAGTAACTGTTGCTGTACTTGCAAACAAAGGTGCGATTGCAAGAGAAATGATAGCACGTATCGTAACCATGTTAGAGTCTGTTCCATTTTTCCTTCAGCCAGGCGTCAAGATTTTAAACAAGGGTAATATCGAATTTGGTAATGATAGTAAGGTTGTAGCAGCTGCAACGTCTTCTAGTTCGATTCGTGGACTTTCAATTAACATGTTGTATCTTGATGAGTTTGCATTCGTAGATGACGCAGAGACATTCTATACTGCAACATATCCAGTTATCACATCAGGTAAAGATTCAAAGGTTATTATTACTTCCACCGCAAATGGTGTGGGTAATATGTTTCATAAAATATACGAGAGTGCAATACATGGACAATCAGAATATAAAGACTTCACAATCAACTGGTATGACGTGCCAGGCAGAGACGAAGCATGGAAAGAACAAACAATCGCAAACACCTCAGAAGCACAGTTTGAACAAGAGTACGGAAACTCGTTTTTGGGAACTGGTAACACTCTCATTAACTCGAATACTTTACTTGGGTTAAGAGCAATAGACCCTGATTGGACAAAAGAAGATTTTAGTATGTATGTTCAACCTATCAAAGGGCATACATATGTTATGACATGTGATGTTGCGAAAGGAAGAGGTATAGACTACTCAACCTTTTCAATTTTTGACGTGTCTACGAAACCATTTAAACAGGTGGCGACATATCGTAACTCACTGATATCACCTTTACTATTTCCTGATTTAATGGCAAAGTATGGTAGAGCATACAATGACGCAACAGTTATTATAGAGAATAATAATGAAGGTAGTATGGTTGCTTCGCAATTACATTATGACCTAGAATATCCTAATGTTTTCGTACAGGGACAACTGAAAGCAGAAGATATTGGTATTACAATGTCACGTAAAATCAAAAGAATAGGTTGTTCTACACTAAAGGAACTATTAGAGGAAGATAGATTGTCTTTAGTTGATAGATACACTATCACTGAGCTCATGACTTTTGTAAATAAAGGGAGAAGTTTTGAAGCCGATAGAGGTTATCACGATGATATGGTTATGACATGTGTATTATTCTCGTGGTTTGTGACAACTGATTATTTCTATCATTTAACAAATTATCAAGTCAAAGAACTGTTATACTCTGAGCAACAGAAACTTATTGAAGAAGATATGTTGCCAGCAGGTATTTTTGGGGGGATTGAAGCGGAACAAGAGAGTTTCGTGGATAAAGATGGGGATAGATGGTTTACAGACCCCTTAGAGAATATAAAGTTATAAATAAAACAGTAAACAACTTTTGACATTAACAGGAGAAAAAGTATGGCATTTCAAGTATCACCAGGCGTACAGGTCAAAGAAATTGACCTTACAAATGTTGTACCTGCTGTTTCCAGTACAACTGGAGCGATAGCGGGTCATTTCCAATGGGGCCCTGTTGATGAAGTAGTAACAATTTCAGACCAAAAAGGGTTAGTAGAGAATTTTCATGAACCTGCTAACACAGACGGTGGAGCCGAAGACTACTATTCAGCTGAAGGATTTTTAAGATATGGTTCTTCACTTAGAGTAGTTCGTATTCCAACAACAGGATTGTTTAGTGCTAATTCAGCTGGTCATGGGACAACATTACTTAAGAAGCATGACGATTATGTCCAAACATACCGAGACGGTTCTCAAGCAGGAACTGTAGGTAGATGGATTTCTCGCCACGCAGGAGTTTTAGGAAACTCACTAAAGGTATCTGTTTGTAGTAGCGCAGGCGCATATTATACAAACAATGCAGAAGGAACAACAGGTAACAACGCTAAAGGCGCTACCTCAATAACAGGTGTTGCAAACGCAACTTCTGCCTTCAACGTAAGAGATATTATCACTTTTGATAATCATACTCAAGAATACAGAATTACAGCTGCTTCAGGAACAACTTTAACGATTGAAGCAATTAACCAACCTGCAAATACTGGACTAGTATCTGCGGTTGACGGTAGTTCAACAGAAGTACAAATTAACAGATTTTGGGAGTTCCATACTTTCTTTGATAAAGCCCCAGGCACTTCCGCATCTGCAGCTGCTGTTGGTGCTTCCCTTGACGAATGTCACGTAGTTATAAGTGACGAAGACGGTGTATGGACTGGAAACACAAACGAAGTCCTAGAAACATTCGCATTCGTATCACTTGCTAGTGACGCAAAAGACGCTCAAGGTGCAAGTAACTACTACAGAGACGTTATCCAAAGAAGTTCAGAATACGTATACTGGGCAGGTCACTCCATAGGAGATGACGGTTCACCAGTAACTGGTTCTCACGATACGGTTAACGAACACAGAACACTCGCAGCTTCTATATCAGACGCATTTGGTGTGACTCCACTTCCAATAAATGATTCACTTAGTGGTGGTTCAAATGGAAGAAGTCCAACCGCTGCTCAAAAATACGGTGCATGGTCTGACCATTTCGCTGATGCAGAAACTGTAGATATCTCATTCCTAATCGTAGGTTCTTCAAGAACTGATAACGGTTCAGGAACTGACCAAGATATCCTTGATGATTGGACAACACTTACAAATCAGGCAATCTTAATAACAGAAGCAAGAAAAGATTGTATGGCAATTATGTCACCTAGAAGAAATGACGTTGTTGGTGTTGCATCAGAAAGTACACAATCAACTAATGTAATCGCTTCCGCTGATACTGCAACAAGTTCTTCTTACGCAGTTATCGATAGTGGTTGGTTATACATTTACGACAGATATAACGATAGATACTGTTGGGTGCCTGGCAACGGACACACAGCAGGACTCATGGCACGTGCTGACTTGCTAAGAGACCCTTGGTATTCACCTGCTGGTTTCAGTAGAGGACAATACATGGGTGTAACTAAACTCGCATTTAATCCTTCACAGTCTTCAAGAGATGACTTGTATAGTGCAAGGGTTAACCCGATTGTTACATTCCCAGGCCAAGGAACACTACTCTTCGGTGACAAAACAGCGTTATCAACACCTTCTGCATTCGATAGAATTAACGTAAGAAGGTTGTTCATAGTCCTAGAGAAAGCAATCGCAACTGCCGCTAAAGCACAACTCTTTGAATTCAACGATGCATTCACAAGAGCACAGTTTAGGGCTGCTGTAGAACCTTTCCTAAGAGACGTTAAGAACAGAAGAGGTCTAATAGACTTCTCAGTATTGTGTGACGAAACAAACAACACTGATTCGGTTATAGACAGAAATGAATTTGTATGTTCAATCTTTGTCAAACCTAACAGGTCGATTAACTTCATTACATTGAACTTTGTTGCCGCTAGAAGTGGTGTTGAGTTTAGTGAAATATATGGTGCAGTCTAAAGGGAGAAATAAATGGCAACAATAGATGAATTTAAAGCGCAATTAATTGCTGGTGGCCCAAGAGCAAATAGGTTCAGAGTCTTTATACCTAGAACTGGTAATAAGATTGAATTCCTATGTCAAGCTGCACAAATTCCTGCCATGACTGTTGGACAGGTTACGGTTCCATTCCGAGGAATGAATCTGAAACTTGCTGGAGACAGAACGTTTGAAGCATGGGCAGTCACTGTAATCAACGATGTTGAATTCAGTGTCAGAAATGCATTAGAACAATGGCAATTGGAAATTAGTCAACTTGATTCAGGAGTTGGTGCTATAAACAACGATTATTTGTTATCAAGAGCATTCGTAGAACAATTAAACAAAGATGACTCAGTCCTTGCGAGATACGAATTCTTCAACATGTTCCCTCAGTCAATCGGTGCGATAGACCTTAACATGGGAACCGCTGATGAAGTTGAGACATTTGAAGTCTCATTCGATTATTCTCACTGGGAAAGAGTTATCTAAAACAAGTGAATACAACCCTATTAGGGTGGTATAAATATTAGTATGGAAATATTTGGGTTTGAAATAACTCGTAAGAAAGACGAGTTGCGAAATTTAGAGGTGTCAACGGCACCTAGTTTCGTTCCGCCTGTAGAAGATGATGGCACACCTGTCATTCAACAACAGCCAGGCGGTTTCGTATCAGGTGGAGCTTATGGTTCCTACATTGATATGGAAGGTGGTATTAAAAATGAGACAGGTCTCATTACAAGATACCGTGAAATATCATTGATTCCTGAGTGTGACTCAGCAATTGAAGATATAGTTAATGAGTGTATCACATCGGATTCTCAAGACAAGATTGTGTCACTCGACCTCAGAGATGTGAAGCTCTCTGATAGTATCAAGAAAAAGATACAAGACGAGTTTAATCACATTCTTGCCTTAATGAAGTTCAATCAGAACTCTCACGAATTATTCCGAAAATGGTATGTAGATGGAAGAATATACTTCCATAAAGTCGTTGACAATAAACGACCAAAAGCTGGTATTGTTGA